TTCGTGGGCTTCTACTACGAGAACCGCGACCTGCCCGACCGCACGACCTACGGCACGATGCGCATCGCTTTCCAAAACCTGCTCTACCCCTACCGCGACCCGGAGAAGATGTTCTGAAGCAAGATGACCCTGAAGAGGAGGTGGTGACGCTTGCGAGGTTATAAGAACTTTGAATCTGATCCGCATCCCGGCGACCTGCGCCATCTGGTAGAGATCGGGTATACGGAGAATGCCGTCAATGACAACGGCTACCCGGAGCCCAAGGATGTGGTTGTCTGCAAAACGTGGGCGAGCGCGGTGGACGCGGGCAATCAGCACTACCGCGCCGCCGACGTGATGAACACCGAGCAGGTGATCAACTTCACCATTCGCTATCGGTCGGACATCAAGCCCGGCATGTGGGTGCGCTTCCGGGGTGAAAAGTGGGACATCTCCACGCTGGGCGAGTATTCTTTCAAGCGCACTTATCTCGGCCTGAAGGCGTCGCTGTCGAAGGGAGTGAGCGGTTAAATGCGTCAGGTGCAGGAGGCGCTCAAGGATATCGGCATCCCGGTCATGGCGGGCGTGTGGCGCGCGACTTCGCCGAACCAAAATCCGCCCACCCAGTATGTTGTGTACTCCTCTACGATCACCGAGGCGTCCCATCAGGATGACCATGTCACATCCTATCGCACTTTCGTCTATCTCAACCTCTGGAGCGATATCGACCCGACAGACATGGCGAACCGCATCCGCGAGGCGATGTACGCATACGGCTTTTTCATGGTGGAAGAGTCGGATAAAGGCTACAATCAACCCGCCTACGACACCGCCACCACGCAGTACACGGTGCAGTGGACGTGGTGCTGGCGGGAGGAGGTGGCGCCTCATGCCCCTTGAAACGGACGGCTTTGACGGCCTCATGACCGACATTGCGGGCATGGCCCGGCGCATGGACGCAGACGGCGAGGGCGCGGGAACCGCAAAGCGCATTCTGGAAGCCGCCGCCGTGCCCATCCATCAGCAGATGAAAGCCAACGCTACGAGGGATCCACGCAGGCGTTCGGGCGATCTGCACGCAGCGCTGAACATCGGCAAGGTCAAGCGCAGCAAGAAGCGCGGCACGCGCATCACCATAGGCGTGCACCGCAAGGACTGGAACCACGAGGACTACTATCCCTCGTTTGTGGAGTTTGGACATGCAGGACCAACTCCCGCTCCCGCGCATCCCTACATCCGTCCCGCGTATGACGCCCGAGCGGATGAGTCCTATGAGATCATCCGCGAGGGACTGCGGGACGCAATAGATAAGAGCTAATTGCCAACACAAATCAAGGATTGGAGGAATGAACCATGCCCACCCCCACCGCATCCCCGCAGGTCGCCTCGACTGTGGGTCTCAAAAACGTGGTCATCGCGCCGCTGACGGCAGACACCGAGACCGAGCACACCTACGGCGAACTGCAGCTCATGGCGGGCGCGATTGAGGCGTCCATCACCCCGGAGAACGCCGATCCAGATGTCCAATATGCGGATGACATTGAATTCGATACG